GATCTGACTGTTAAAATCCACGTTGGGGTGGCCGCCGAAACGCGGGAAGAGCGATTGCAAAAGCTCAGCATGATCGCTGCCAAGCAAGAGCAAATCTATCAATATCTCGGATCGGGCAATCCTGTGGTTGGCTTTAGCGAATACGTGCAAACCCTGCAGGACATTGCGCGCGAAGGCGGTTTTAAAAATCCAGAGCGGTTCTTCAAGTCGATTCCCCCAGGAATGGACCAGCAACTAGCTCAGCAGCAGCAAGATCCGAAAACTGCAGAAGCTGCCGCAAAAATGCAGCTGGAACAGCAAAAAGCGATGGCAGACGCTGAGCTAGCTCAAGCCAAGCTTCAATTTGAAACGCAGGCCCGCGCGATGGAAATGCAATTCAAGGAAAATATGGCGGCACGCCAAGCTGATACAGATCAGGCGCTGCAGCAAATGAAACTGCAAAATGAATTGGCGTTGCAACAAGCAAAACTCGCAAGCGAACGCGAAATTGCAGAGTTGAGATTGCAAAGCGAGCGCGAGATCGCCGAGCTGCGCATGATGCAGGAGCGTGAACTGGCTGAGCAGCGCGCAAACGATGAGATGAGTTTGGCAGCAATGAACGGATCCGGGGATGGATTTAGGCCAGGCGGGGAGCTGCACAAGTGAGTTCACGAAGAACGAAAGCCCAACGCCTCAATGATCAGGCTCAAGTTGCGCACGAAGTAAAACAGCTGTTCGAGCTTCCAGTTGTTCAAAAAGATATAGCACGTGAGCGCGATCAACTCATCCGGAAAATGACGCGTTGCGCTCCGACTGATGATGACGGGCGGCGTGCAAGCGCCCTTCAGTTGCAGGCGTTGGACGATCTTATTGACCGCATGACGGGCAGGGTAGTGCGGGGTGAAAGAGCCGCCGCCGAATTGCAGGAAATGAACAAATGAGTGATACACAGCCAATTGAGCAGGGTCCTAGCCTTCAGGATGCCGTTTTGGCCATGCCGGATAGCGCTATCGATCTGGGATCGCCACGAGATGATCTTGGCCGCTTTGCAAAAGCAGAAGTCCAAGAGGCAGAGGCGGTTGAAGTTAAACCCAACGAAAAACCAGAACCTGAGTTAACAGCTGATGAGCCTGTAGAGGCGGTTGAGGCCGAGGCAGTAAACAAGCCTGCGGAAACCGTAAACAAGGACTCGGAAGATGTGGACCTCGGGGACTACATTGAGATCCCGGCTTCTCAAGAAGGGGAAGAGCCGCGCCGTATTAAACTTGAAGAAGCGTTAGATCGTTACGAGCAATTTGATGAATTGCAGGCGGAACTTGAAAATGTAAAATCTGTTAAGCCGCCGCCGGTTGATTGGGACCAGCAAGCCATTCAGCACGTTCAAGCGTTGCAGAAATATCAAGACGCGATAGCGCAATGGCAAGCTGCAGTTCCGGTTCAAGCGCCTAGCGAAGAGCTACTCAACCCAAATTCAGAATATTACGATCCAGAGCTTTATTACGCGCAGATGCAAAACGCGCGAGTGCTACAACAGCAGCATGAACAAGCAAATCAAGAGCGACACGCGGCTTTGCAAGAGCAACAACGGCGCCGGGATGAATTGGACGACGTCCGCTGGCAGCGTGAACGCGCTAAAATTCTCGATTTTTGGCCAGAATTAGGAGACCAAGCTGTCGCGATTCAAGCGGCGTCAGACTTGGAGGCAGGATTCGGCATATCACCAGCAGTGTTTGATAGCCTCAGGAACGCTGGTGCGTTCAAAGTGATCAAAGCTGCGCTCGCTTTCTATAACCTCGAGAGGCAAGCCAAAGGCGTTGCAAAAGAGGTGAAAGCAAAACCGAAGCTCGTTCGTTCAAAAGGAACAGACGGGCGTTCATCTCAACAACGCGCGCAACACAAAACAATAAAGCGGCACTTTCAAGAGCGCTCTCTTAATTCAGCCGCTGATGCTATTGCGCCCTTTATAGAGTGAAAATAAAATGGCTGAATCCCTGTTTACAGGCACACTGCAGACGTTTGACGTGGTCGGGATTAAAGAAGACCTTTCAGACATCATCACTAACATTTCGCCAACTGAAACCCCGTTCTATTCTCTTATTCGTAAGGCAAAGACGACGAGCCGTAATCCAGCATGGCAAAAAGACACGCTTGCGGCCGCAGATGGCGACAACAAGCAAGTGGAAGGCTTCGACGTTGAGGGCGATACGCTTTCAGACCCGACGCGGCTAACCAACTACGTGCAGTTGCAAGACAAGACGATTGTCGTGTCGGATACCGCTAACGCGGTTGACACTGCTGGCCGTTCGTCAGAGCTTAAATACCAGACCGCCAAGGCGGGCCAAGAGCTAAAGCGGGACATGGAAGCCGCGCTCACGCGCAACAACGCTTCCGTCGTCGGTAACGCCTCAACGGCTGGTGAGCTTGCGGGTTGCCTTACGTGGATGGAAACTAACACAGATCGTGGCGTAGGCGGCGCTGATGGTGGTTTTAACACAGGCACCAACATCGTTGACGCTGCAACCGATGGAACGCAGCGGGCGTTCACTGAGGCTTTGCTTAAACCCGTTATCAAGAGCGTTTGGGAAGCCGGCGGCGACCCTAGCGTGATTATGGTCGGCGGCTTTAACAAGCAAGCAGCGTCAGGCTTTTCTGGCATTGCAACACAATACCGGGAAAACCGTGGCCGCAGCCAAGCCGTCATTCTCGGCGCGGCTGATGTCTACGTGTCGGACTTTGGCGAACACCGCATCATTCCTAACCGCTTCTGCTCGGCTCGTGATGCTTATGTGATCGATCCGTCGAAGTGGCAGGTAATGATGCTTCAACCGTTCAAGACCATGCCACTGGCACGAACGGGTCACGCAGAAAAGCGCATGCTCAAAGTTGAGCACACGCTTGCAAGTCTCGACGAAGCTGCAAATGGCGTCGTTGCAGATCTCACAACCTCATAAAGGTAAATATGACTGAACCTACCAAGAAGAGGGGCCGGCCGCCAAAAGCGGCCGCGCCTTCGCACATCAAAATTACAAGCAAGCGGGTTACAGGTGACGCTGGCCGAAAGCACATGTGCGGTGATCGTCTGATCGTTGGCGAGGATTGCTGTCCGGAGACGGCTGCGATTTTTGTTGAGCGCGGTCTTGCCGTTGTTATCGATGGTCTGAGTCCTGAAGCAACCGAGCAGGAAATTGCCGAGCAGCACGCCGCGAAATTACGCCAGCTCACCAAGCAAAAAGCTGACTCGGTCATGACTGATTTCGATCGTCAATCCCCGGAAACACGCGAAATGTTACGCGAAACGAATGGGGAGATTCACGATGAGTGATCGGCGGTTATTTTCGTACGACGCGGCGACAAAAACGCGAACTTGGTACGAAGACACCCCGACAGGGTTTGAGCTTTATACCGAGCAAGATGTCTCTGAAATCATCGAGCAAAACAAGAGTAAGCATTCGGACCCGGATGCCCTTCGCACAAATGACGGCGACTGGATTTATGCACATATTCCCAACGTGTTTGTCCTGAAGTTTTTGGATGATCATGGAGTGAATGTGTACGGGGATCGCGAGCACGTCAAAGCAACAATGAAGCTTTTAAACGATCCCGATTATCGCTTTTTGAAGACCACAACTTTGCGAGCCTAATGCCTTGGCCATCACAGATTTTGCGACGCTTAAAGCGAAAGTTCAGGCGGATTGCTCCAGGACAGATACGCTGTTCGGCAATCAGGTTGAAGACTTTATTAGCTTGGCGGAAGATCGTATTTTCAACGGCGTTGGCGATCTCAATGATCCGCTCTACAGCGAGCCGCTTCGGTCAGATGAAATGGTAACGCGAAGCACAATCGCGTTTACAGATGGCGAAGGTACGATTCCGGCTGATAGCGTGGGCGTCCGTTCGCTCAGCCGTGAAAGCGATAGAATAGGGCTGGAACCGTTAAGCGTTGATGCGTTCGAGTTACGTTTAGCCTCAGGGGATGGCGGCAATCCCAGATGGTACACTATCGAAGGCAACACAATTCGCACGGCTCCCGGAGGTTACACCGGCAACTTGCGTATTCTTTACTATGCGCGGCCATCCGGTATCACGTCGAGTAATACAACAAACGTGGTGCTGACGGCGCGACCTAGCATCTACCTGGGGGCGACGTTATTTGAAGCGTTTAGCTTTATGCGAGATGCAGTTGCACAATCTCACTTGGCCAGATTTAGAAGCTCGGTAAGTGGTGCGAACCGTACGCAACGCGCAAACCGCCGGGGCGGCAAAACAATCGCTCGCGCAAGGGTTTCAATCGGCTCATGACAATGAACCGTCTCATTCCGTTTGGCCGCTGGCATCCCGATGCAGACGGCGTCAACGCGCAAATTCTAAAGGTTGCAAAAAACGTGCAGCCTGTAGCGGCTGGTTTTGCGCCGTTTTTGCAACCGGTTGCGGTTGGATCAAGCGTTGGATCGCAAGTTCGCGGCGCGGTTTCTCTGCTGGATACAAGCGGCAACGTGTTGAGCATTGCTGGAACTCAAACGGCTCTCTACAAGCTAGGGGGAGGGGATGTTTGGTCTGACGTGACGCGAACGTCGGGCGGGGCATACGCTGGCGCCAGTCCAGAGCGATGGCGGTTTGTGGAGTTTGGGCCTAACATTATTGCTACGAATTACATTGACAATATTCAGACTTACAACATGACATCGTCAACGAATTTTGAGGATCTTGGCGGTTCACCACCGAAGGCGCGGTATTTGGCGGTTGTTCGAGATTTTGTCGTGTGTGGACATACCTCAGCAGATAACAAGGCTGTGCAATGGTCAAACATTAATGACAGCGCTGATTGGACGATTGGCGGCTCATCTCTTGCGGATGTGAATAGCCTGCCCGATGGCGGCCCAATCACCGGCCTGATCGGCGGCGAGGTTGGGTATATTTTCCAGCGGGACAGCGTCACGCGCATGACGTTTGTTCCGGGTAGCGGTGAAATATTTCAATTCGATAAAGTTGAAGCGGGTCGCGGTCTGTTTGCGCCGGATAGCCTTGTGCACAGTGCAAGCGAAGCCTTTTATGTCGGCGTCGATGGCGTGTATCGGATGAATTTGGTCTCTGGTCAATCGCAGCCAGTTGGTGTCGGGAAGTGGCGAGATTTCTTTGTCAAGGACATGCGTAACGGCTCGCAATCGCTATGCATGGGCGCGCTAGCACCGCAAAAAAATCTCTACATGCTGGCTTATGTAAGCGAAAGCGCCGTTGACGATACGACGCCCGATCGCATCATTGTTTACGATTATGCAATTGACGAGGCGGCCTACATCGACGTGACCGCTTACACATTAGCGCGGTGGCTGACGCAAGGCACTGATCTCGATAGTATGGATAGCTTTGGGACGCTGGATGCGCTTCCGTTTTCGCTAGATGCCGACTATTGGAAAGGCGGGGCGCCTTTGGTCGGAATCTTTCAAGCGGATAACAAGCTTGCATATTTCACCGGTTCGGCCATGGCAGCGGAATTTGTCACCGCGGACGGCAACGATCCAAGAAGCCGCCATCTGATCACGGGGACCAGGCCACACATTGATAGCACGGCCGTCACGGTTGAAATCGCGGCGCGTGAGCGTGACGGTGATACGGTCAGTTTCAATTTGGCTGAAAGCTTGGAAACAACAGGCGTTGCGCCGGCGTGGGCGTCGGGAAATTATATTCGTGCGCGCATCCGTGTTCCGGCAGCATCAACATGGACGTTGGCCAAAGGCATTGAGACGGATAGCGTGCCGGCAGGCGTGCAATGAGGGCGCTGCAGCCGCACGAAACGGTCATACGAACCATCGTCTTTGCCATCAATCAATTGATTGTGGGGCGCTCTAATTCTACCGGGTCAGTCACGCTCACGGCGGGCGCAACGACAACGACCGTAACACCTGCAGCCAACATGAATAGTTCGGCCAAAATATTCTTAACACCTACAACAGCAAACGCGGCTGCGGAACAAGGATCGGGGACGCTCTATGTGTCTGCCGTAACATCAACATCGTTCACGCTAACGCACGCGAATAACGGCCAAGCAGATCGGACATTTGATTATGACGTTAGAGGCGGATGACGCTTTTGTCTTTGCGGATGATGTCGGCGCGGTTGCGCAGGAATCTTCAACCCCGCAGGCAGTTTCGCCCAAATTTCAACCCGCGTTGTTAACGCCAGTGCATATTGTCCATCGGTGGGCGGAAATTGAGCCAATGCTTGCTGACGTTGGCATGAAAGATCACACACCTAACAGCCTTTTTAAGGTGTTAGTTGATCCGAATGTGAGGGTGTATCTGGTCGCAATTATACGCGGTGAGGAAATTAGAGCGTTGATAGGCGTGGAGTTGATCGAGACTGCGTTGGGCGATCGCTGGCTAAACATTTTGTTTGTGACTGGCCAGCACGTCAAACGATGGATTAATGAAGTTGAGCCAGCCGTGTTGAATTGGGCGCGGGGTTATGGTTGCACACGAGCAACCGGCCTGTTCCGCAAAGCTTTCAAAAAGTTTCTTCCGCATTGGAAATACACCCATGATTACCTGGAGCTTGAGCTTTGAGTAGCAAAACAACAACGACAACCAGCAACACGCAAAACTCCAGCGTTGAGCCTTGGGGTCCGTTACAGGCTCCGTTGCAAAAAACCATTGATCAAGCCACGCCAATGATTGGCGATGCTGACAAGTTCCGGCCGCCTGAGCCAGAGCAATATCAGACTGGCTTGAACATGATGGATTTTGCGGCGACGAACGCCAACGGTGGTCAAGATTACTTTCGCGATCCGACGCAAACGTCTCAGCAATTCCAGCCGTTGATGGCGGGCGGGCAATTTGATGCTGCGCGCGGTGCCGGTGCGTTGTCAAGTTATGTAAACAATCGCAACCAATCGTATGATCCGGCACGTGCAGCGGCCTTTGCGGATTATCAGCGGGACTACGCAAACCCATATCTTAATCAGGTAATCAGCGACGTGTCTGATGACGTTATGACGTCGCTAAAATCTCAATTCAGCGGCGCGGGCCGCTCGATGGGGTCGGGGGCATTCGCCAACGTTGCCGCTGATCGCTTGGGCCGCATGGCGAACCAAATGCGGTATCAAGATTATGACCGTCAGCGGCAGATGTTTGACGCTGAAGCAAACCGCAGGGATCAACAAGGGTTTGCCGCTGCTCAGGATCTTTACGGAACTGGCATTCAAACTGTGCTGAACGCAGCGCCGACAGCTGATCGCGTGGAGCAACAACGCCGCGCTGAAATGGAACAGACATATGCTAACCGCGCAAACCAAATGCTACGTCAGGCAGATCTACGGCGTCAGCTAGAACTTGATCAGACTTTGTACCCGGAGCTTCAATCACTAGAGTTTCCGATGCGGCTGCTTAACAATCCGACCCAATCATTCCGGACGGGCACAGATACATCTACAAGCACTCAAACGCAGCCTAACACCGGGTTCCTGGGCGGGCTTGGTTCAATTGGCTTGGGCATAGGCAGCATTATGCGCGGGTTCTAGTCGGCTTTAAGCTGGTTTTGGCCGGTATCTTTTTACGAGAATTCTACGTTTAACGCAAAACCCTAAAGAAACCAAGCGCGCGTGTTTTGTTAAAATAGCGTTTTTAGTTTTTTCGCATTCTTCGCGTGTGAAAAAGCCTTGAACTATGGTTGGGCCTAATCGGTCTACAACTAAAGGCATTCCACTTAAAACAACGACTGCCCAAATCTGCACAACAAATCCCCTTGCGACTTAGCGCAAGTTGGCACAACCAACAAGGCAACAAGATGGCCGATATTGATGACATCATGGACGACATCGCTAAGGAATTGGCCGATCCGAACAGCGCGTTGAATGCAGAAATGCAGGGAAGAACCCCGGAGAATTTCAATCAGCAAGAGGAGCTGGATAAGATAGGCCGTGAGCTTGACGCGATGCGCAACGCTCCACAAGCCCCAAATCCAAATGCCCCCGCTCTGTATGAAAATGTGCCGGTAGCACAAGCCCCGGGAGCCTATTCGCTTAACGCCGGTCGCATGAGCTTAGGCGGCCCAACCGTCTCCGGACAACCAGGAGTGAATCGACAAGCCTATGAAGCGGTAGCAAAAGCGGGTTTAAATCCAAATGTATTAGCGGGAGTGCGTGCGCAGCTGGCTTATACACAAGTCCTAGAGGAGACGCTGGACCCAGAGGCGGCCGCCGCCGCCGTCGAAGCTGTCGCCGCGCAGGTTGCGCAAGGTCAAAACATGGCTGTTGCCTCTGCTGTTAACGTGGGGCGAGAAGTTGCTGCGGCCAATTATGCAAACACTTATGCAGCTGATATGGAGGCCCTCGGCGCGCCTAAAGGCTATGCAGAGGATATGACTTCTTTGCAGGGAGTTATGGCCGAAGCCGATGCACAAGCTAATCTTAATACGATTGCTGAGCAATTCAATGCGCAAGAGGCGCTAGGGTTGACGCAACAAGCTGAGCCAGCTCCCAATGAATTAGACGCAATGGGCATGATGGCAAATCAAGCCGCGGCGGAGGCATTTTCCAACGCGATCGCTGCAGGCGCGACTGTAGCAGAGGCAAATCTAGCAGCGGAAAACGCCGCGGAAACAGCAGCGCAGCAAGCGGCAAACCAAATAGGAATTGATCCGAATTCGCCTGCTGTCACTATAGCGGCACTGAATGCAGCAAACACTCAGGCTGTAGAAGTAGGCCGTTTAGCTGGTATGACACCGGAAGAAGTTGCAATGGCAGCACAGCAAGCGGTGACAGCCGGACAGCAAGGCAAACCGGATCCGGCTACGATCGCTGCGCGGTCGCTTGCGCAAGAGGCGCTAGGGTTGACGCAACAAGCTCAGCCAACTCCCATCGGGAAGAACACTCTCAGAGCAGTGGGTTTGCTAGATGATTTCGATCGTGCAGTAACTGCACCAGAAGTAGACGCAAGGAGAACGCGGGAAGCACAGGAACTAATGGAGCAGAACATACTGGCCCCTGCCCCTGTGTCGCCGCCAGCACCTGCCCAAAACCCACTAGGGACGGGCCGCGGGGTCCCGTTGCCAACGCGAAATTTATCGCCGGCTTTTCAAAACCGCGAACCAGTCCCAGTCGCCCCGTCGACGTTTGGACCGAAAAATTCAAACGTTTTAAACATATCAGCAACCCCTCCAGTTGAGGCCACACTTTTGAACCCAGCTGCAACACCTGATAGATTAGGAGAATTTTCTGCTCCGAGCCTGTTTACTCAAGTTCCTGGATTGACGTTGGGGTACACGAATCCGTCACCAGTTGAAGCGCTTGCGCAAGAGGCGTTAGGGTTGACGGAACAAGCTGAGCCAACTGTCACTTATAATGCTCCGCAAATATCCGCTGCAACACAAGTAGCACCGGTGGAGTCATTCTTTTCGGCACCAGAGCCAGTTGATCCCGACGCGACACTTTCGGGGCCAGGGGCGATAGTGTCAGGGGTGCAAAGCAGTGTACCGGGAATTTCAATATCATCGATAGGAATGCCCGGCTTGAGCGACCTTAGTCCAGGACAAGCTGCGCAGGTGGAGCGGGGTAACATGCTAGGGTCATTGTCTTTAGCGCCAGATCTACCAAGCCGAAACCCAAGAGCAATTACCTCAATGATGGATGTGGAGGCGGCGGTAGACCAGCAACAAGCGCAACGAGCGCGGGCTGCGATCAACTCAATGATGGCTCTTGAAGCTAACCAAGCAAAGGCTCAGCGGGCCGACAGACTTGGTGGTTTAGTGCTGGAAGCCCCAGCCCCAACCACAAGTAGATCAAGCAGCTCTAGAGGTGGCAGCAGAGGCCGAAGCTCTAGCAGTCGCAGTTCTAAAGGTGCGGCTAAGTCAACAGGAACTCGGACTGCCGCGACCTGGACCCCTGACGGCCGAGTTAGTTTTTCACAAGAGGCAGCGAGCCCGAGCGATCCTAGTAAATGTTACATTGCGACTGACGCGGTGAGCAGTGGCGCATTTTCTAAGCTGGATAAAGCGAAAGCGGAATTGTGGTGCAAGCGCGCGCTTCATAACCACTGGGCAGGGGAGACTGTCAGGCTTGGGTATCAAGCACTGTCAAAGCGTGCTGTCGCGAACGGCACGGCTTCAAAGCATTATGATGAATTTCAGCGTTTTGTCAGATATGGCCGTGGCTTGGACAAAACCTTGAAGGGTGCTGTCACTTTCTACACAAGAATGGCTCAGTTTTTTGCTGTTGGCGTCATCAACAGGCTCAAAGCGAGGTGAGTAATGAAGACCAATAACCCCTTTGGGGCTCTAGGGCAGCTTCCCAATAATTTCGGCAGCTCATTGGCGCTGATTGCTAACGGCCTCGGAATGATGGGCGGCGCGCCGAGCAACACTGGCTTGATAAACGCAGGCCGCGCAATGGACCGCGACGCGCAAGAGCGAGCTGGGCAACAGCGGTTTGCTCAACTTATGAGGGACCCAAAGGTTGTGGGCTCATTGCCCAAAAATATACAAGCCATCTTGCCGTTCATGACACGACAAGCAGCTGGCGACATCGTCGCGCAATATCAAGCTCGCACAGCGCGTGATGCGCGCGAAGCAGCGGCTGAAGAAGAACGCAGCAGACAATATGACCTAGATTTGCAGCTTCGACGTGACCAATTTAAATTGGCCGAACAGAAGGCAAGCAGGCAGCGTGCCAATCAATATGAGATAAGGGCGGAGGCGGCGCAAAGATTCGGGTTAACGCCAGGCACGCAAGAATTTCAGGATTTTGTGCTGGGCCGCAACAGGCAAACGTCGCAACAAAATACCTACAAAGACTTAAACCAGCGCAATTCGGCTGAAGCTGGGCTGAGAAAAGAGGCAACGAAAGAGCTCGCTCCATTTGTAGAAATCAAGCAGTTCAACGAGCAAATCCAAGCATCTAAAGATACGGGGCCAGATACGTTGTCTCTTGTGTTTGGTTTTATGAAAATGCTTGACCCGCAATCTGTTGTTAGAGGCAGTGAGGTTGAGGCATCAAAAAGTGCCGGACCGGCCGCACGGATGCTGTCTGATGCATGGAATAAATTTGTGCGTGGTGGTATGCGACCAGAACTTGCCGCGCAATTCAAAAAGGTATCAGAGCGCGTGTACAAACAATATGAACGGCGCGCCCGCAAACAGTATGAATTTTACAAGGGCATTGCCAAAAAACGCGACATGGATTTTAGCAACATCGTTCGCGGCAGTATCTTCGACAAGACGCAAAATTCTCAACAGAATAGCAATGACCCGGTTGGAATTCGCTAATGGGAAAGCTTCAAGAATTCCGTAAAAAATACCCGCAATACGATGACTTGTCAGATGAGCAAGTTATGGATGGTTTGCATCGCAAACATTACTCCGACATTCCCCGAGATGAGTTTGACAAGAAAATGGGATATGCGCCGCCGCGCTCTGCAAGCTTTGCCGAGCAGGCAGTTGAAGGCGCGGAGCATCTGGTTCGGGGTTTTAATAAGGGCTTAGTTAATACAATCGGCCTTCCTTATCGTGGCCTTGATTGGCTAGCTGAAAAAGCAACGGGCGGTGAAGGGCTTCCAGACTTTGAAACGCTCGGATGGGCGCGGCCGTACGTTAATCAGCCGCGTGCTAAAACATACGTAGGACGACTTGCGCAGGCGGGCGGTGAAGCGGTTGGGGCTTCGGCAATCCCGCAAGCAGCATTGACGAGGGCGGCACCGACCCTAGCAGCTTTAACACCGACAACAACGTCTCGCGCAATAGGTCAAACAATTGGCCAGCAGATTGCGCGCAAGCCTGCCGCGGCGGCGGCGATAGATGCAACATCAGCTGTTGCCGCGGGTGGATCGGCAAAGGCCGCAGAAGAGGCAGGATATGGATCGGTTGGCCAAATGGTTGCTGCTATCCTGGCCGGCTTGGTGCCGGGTGCGGCGCTGTCTTATCGCGGGGGTGCACGCCAACCGCAGGCCGGCACGGATACAATGCAAACGATTGCGCGACGCCGCGCGCTCGCCGCTCAGCAAGACCAGCAAGCATTTGATCGACAAGGTGCTCGACAGGTCGGGATTGCCTACAACGAGGGCCCCATTGCCAGCGTCGGCAAGCAGTTAAGTGAAACACCGCTAGTCGGATCTCCTATTCGCGGCAACATTGAGCAAAGCATGGAAGACGGCGCGAGGGCAGCCCGTCAACTGGCGAGCCGTATTAACCCAACAGCAACAGCAGAAAGTGCAGGCAACCGCGTAATGGGCGGGCTTCGTCGTTATCAAAGCAGCTCATTCAGTGATTTAGAACCGGGTGCTGTTAGCCGTTTAGGAATAGAACCGAATAGGCCATTTAATCGCGCAGAATTCATGTCACCTAATGCGCGTCAGACGATAGAGGCAGCAGATCAGCGCGCGCCATTGTTAGGTGCGGATGAAACGCAAACAACGCGCGGGGTAAATGTCCCAACTGCACAAACACGCGATGCCACGTTCGCAAATCGAACTGGAATTGAAGACTTAAGCGACCAACAATTGGCGACGGTAATCAGGGCCGACCCGACGCGAACAAGCTTTATGTCTCGGCAGGAGGCTTTGTACGAGCGAGCATTCCGCATGATTCCCAACCGAGTGCGCAAGGACGGCTCGGCCAATCCCGATTTGATTAATCCAACAAACACAAGGCGCGCGTTGAGTGCTATCCAGGGTAATATTGCTTCGAACATAACGCAGCAAGGAACGCTGCGGGGGCCGTTGGCTGATCGCCTAATGAACGCGAAGGCGAATATTATGCTTGGTGATTTGCGAGCAATAAGAACCGAAGTCGGCCGCGCGCTTTCTAATTTCAACCCGATAGCAGCTCCAACACTTGATCGCAGCCAACTGAAGCAGCTGTACCGCGCAATTTCTCAGGACATAGAAATAGGTCTTCGAACGATATCGGCGCGCGCAATCAACAACGCTAGTTTGCCGGGAGCAAACGCAAAAGGAAGCGTGGACCCTGCCTCCGCAAGGCGCGGGGCAGGTGCTTTGCGGGCGTTCAGAACGGCAGATCGTTACATGCGCCAAGGAATGCGGCGCATAGAGTCATTCTATAACGTGTTGAATGCTAAGACTGCGGAACAGGCAACAAGCAGGCTAGTACGCGCTGCACTTTCTGGAAATCGTGGCGATTCTCGATTGTTCAGGCAGGCAATGGCAGTGCTCCGGCCCGAGGAAAGAGCCGAATTCGCCTCTCTCATTGTCCGAGAAATGGGCAAACCGACAGACGGTGCGAAAGGGCTTGTTCAAGATATTGATTGGTCTGCAACTAGGTTTGCCACCAACTATCGAGCGATGTCGCAAGAGGCAAGGCAGGCGCTATTCACGAAACAACATCAGCGTGATCTGACAGACATATATCGAATCGCAAACCGGATCGCGAACGTTGAGGCCCTCGCAAACACATCTCGATCTGGAACAAACACTTTAAATATGAGTGGCGCGGTTGCTGCGGTTGCGTCGGGAGCGACTGGCGACATTGTTACGCCGATGCTGATTGGCGGGTCAGGTTTTGCTACCTCATTTCTGATGTCACGGCCAACCTATGCGCGTTGGATGGTGCAATTCTTACAAATGAAAGCGGCGTTCCTTGAGGGAACAGAGCAGACAGTAGGCCCGCTTTTGAACCATATCAGCGGCTTGCGCCGCGAAGCGGAAATCAATCCGGCTCTGTTCCCCGTCATCTACGCCGTCACTAATGATGTGAACGCTTTGGCCGATAATAAAAATCCGCCAGGGTTGATCAGCTCAAGCAATTGAGATCCAAAGAAAGACAGAAGACAGATGCAGGCAACACCTCAGCAAATCTATGACTACGTCATGCGTAAGTATGGAGACCCGCGCTTAGCGGCGGAAGCAGTGCGCCGCATGACGCCCATGCTGCAGCAAGTGCAGCAGAATCCATTTGGCCAATTAGGACGCCCGCCAGAGGCTCGCGCGACGCCTATGGCTCCGATTGCTCCAACGGGAGTGCGCGGCTTTGCCCAAGACGTTGCGCGATCGTTGCCAGTTACTGGTGAGATTACAGCCGCCGC